ATTTTTGACGAATGCTGTTATTTTTGAATGTTTTATTGGGTCAAAACCATTCTTCTTCACATCTAATACTGCATTTTTATAACGCATACCTAATTTCCCCTTTTTACCAGCCATGAATTCTCCAAGTGACATTGGGCCACTATAATTGGGTTTCATTTTCGCTGCTAGTTCGTCAATGATGCCCTCTACGATATTGCTATCATAGGTGACCTCATTGGAAGAGGCTTTTAGATATCTGTTATGTAATCCTATTGTTTCGTTGTGTATGCAGTTGCGCATTATAAAGTAATCAGTCTCGGTCATGTCGGGATTTTCGAACATGATGTCATAAACCTGATCTTTGCACAATGATGCGAATTTGGATTGTGTCACTTCTGCGTGTTTCCAAATGGCTTTGGGTAGAAGTTTTTCTCCTTTTTGACAACAAGTTGAAACGCACGCTAAGGATACGCGTGCGCTGCTAGGGCGAGGGGGCGAGACTAGTTTAACGGTATGTTTGCCCTACTAAACATCTTCCGCCAGAGAGAAACTCTTACTCTCCTATCATACTCAATGGTATCTCTTGCTAACAAAAATGTCGTATCTATCTCATCGGTTGCCTTTTGTACGGTAGCCGATATCTTATGAACAAAATCCGTGGGATAAGAATCCAAGGAGGCCGTCTTTTCATCGAGCCATTTACGAGATAATTTGTGCATATGTTCGAGACAAATCTTACGATCGTCATATTGTGGGAATTTGTTTAGCTTAAGGTAATTGAATAATTCGGGTATCATACAATCATCGGGTATGGTCACTGCGCGTAATTTTGATTGATCTTTTCTAGCAGTTAACTGCCCAATCTCGCGATTGATGGGTACAGAAAAATCAAATTTACTTGGTTTCTTGTTAAATAACAAGCGATTATACCAACGTGCCTTACGTTCGATGACTACATGTCCTGAAGTCCTAGTCACTCTGTTTTTGCCAGTTTTCTCTGTGGTATGACTAACTGTTTCCTCA